GCCCATAACCCGGAGGCCGCAGGTTCAAATCCTGCCCCCGCTATTCAGACAGATACATTTGACATTGTAAATTCCTTTCTGGGACTCCAGGCTATTATAGGTCTGGGGTTCTTTTCTTTGACTGACGCAAGGAGGTGAGCGCGGATGGGAAGGCCATTGAAGATTAAATCCCCAGAAGAAATGGAGCAGTTTTGGGAAGCGTACAAACAGGAATGTGATAACCAGGAAGTGCTTACCCATGACTTTAGTTCAAAGAACAGTGAATTTGTGTCAGCCAAACTTAAGCGGAGCATTACCTACACCATTGAGGGATTCTGTGTATATCTTGGGATTGCAAGGTCGAAATTTTACGAGACTTATGCGAATAGGAAGAGGTATGGGGACATCGTCACGCGCATACGAGAGGAGTGCGAAGCTGATGCTAGGAAGAAATTTGAGCTACAGATAATCCCGTCGCAGCTGGCGGGGCTGTGGATGAGCAAATATGGCTATACGACGAAGGTAGAAAACAATTTGTCCGGTGGGCTTAACACCGAGAAAACCAAACTGGATGACCTTCTTGAGCAGATGCGTGGTGGTGGGTAATGAGTGCGGAGAGATTGCTGCTGTCGGATAAGTACAAGGCGTTCCTGCGTTGTGATGCGCCGGTGGAGTTCCTGGAGGGTACCACGGCAGCCGGAAAGACTACGGTAGGCCTGTTCAAGTTCATGCTTAAGGTAGCCGAAAGCCCAAAGAAGCTGCACATCCTGGCTGCGGATGATACAGGCGCCGCCGAGAAGAACATCATCCAGAAGGACCTGGGTATCCTGGATGACTTCGGCGTACTGGTGGAGTACAAAGGTAACGGCGGAGGTGGTTATAACATGCCCCACATCCTCTTCCACACATCCGGCGGTGATAAGATCATCTTTGTTGTTGGCTACGGTAACAAACGCAAGTGGAAGGATGCCCTGGGCGGCCAGTACGGATGCCTGTACATTGATGAGATTAACACGGCTGACATTGAGTTTGTGCGTGAGGCCGCCATGCGGAGCGATTACCTGATGGCTACGCTCAATCCGGACGACCCTGGCCTGGATGTCTACAAGGAGTATATCAACTGTTCCAGGCCGCTGCCGGAATGGGCGGATGAGACGCCAAAAGAGATAATGGGCGAATTACAGGAAGAACCAAAACCCGGTTGGGTACATTGGTTCTTTTCTTTTGTCCATAACCTGGGCCTGAGCAAGGAAAAACTGGAACAGATAATGACCAATACCCCGAAAGGAACGAAAATCTGGAAGAATAAGATTCAGGGCCTGCGTGGTAAGGCAACCGGACTGATATTCTCCAACTTTGAGCGGTCTAAGCATGTCATCACAGTCCAGCAGGCCAAGGCACTGAAATTTAAGAAGTTCACTGCGGCTCTGGACACATCCTACTCGTCCAAGTCTCCGGATACCATAGCTATGATATTCCAGGGAATCACGGAGGACAGGAAGCTTGTGACCCTGGCCGAAAAAGTCTATAACAATTCCAAGCTTGACATCCCGCTGGCGCCCAGTGACACAGCAGTCAAGTTTGTGGCCTTCCTGGAGCAGTGCCGGAAGGAGTGGGGATTTGCCAAGGATGTGTACATAGACAATGCAGACCAGGCGACCATCACGGAGCTGCGCAAATACAAGCGGCTTAAAGGCTGCCTGTATAATTTTTATGACTCCTACAAGCGACCGGAGATTTTGGACCGTATCAACCTGCAGCTGGGCTGGATACAGCAGGGCTGTTACCTGGTAGTTGATACCTGCATGGAGCATCTGTCCGAGTTGGACCGGTACAGCTGGGATGATGAGAAGGACAAGCCAGAGGACAGGAACGACCATACCATTAATGCCAATCAGTATGCATGGATACCATACCGGAACCTGATTGGATTTGAGGAGGCTGAGAAGAAATGAGGTGGCTGAACAACATGAATGAGACAATTAAGCGTGGCATTCGTACCTGGCTGAATGTGGTGCCGGCCAGCGGGAACTGCATCCAGATTAACGAGGTCCTGGACTTCGAGGCTAATGCCATCCGGAACCGGATTTGGTACCGCGGGGATGGCAATGAGCTGGAACAGATGTACCAGCAGGCTCCCGAGTACGCTGACAAATACAAATTCTGGGCCAGCAGGTGCACTCCGGGTATGGAGATGCGCAAGATACATACCGGTCTGCCTGGGCTGATTATCCGCATCCTCTCAGGCATTGTCCTGGATGATATGAATGACTTTGACTTTGCGGATAATGACCGGCAGCGGCAACTGTGGGAGGACATTGCAAAAGATAATAAGTTCACTCGTAAAATGGAGAAGGCTTTAAAGGAGGTCCTATACATCGGGGATGGAGCCTTTAAGGTCACGATTGATACGACTGTCAGCGAGTACCCTATTCTGGAATGGTATCCAGGGGAACGCGTTGAGATTGCCCGGAACCGGGACCGGGTGAAGGAGGTCGTGTTCAAGACGCCGTATAAGGCTGGCCATCAGCAGTATGTCCTATATGAGCATTATGGATATGGTTACATATACAACGAGTTGTACAAGGGTGACACTTCGGTGCCCCTCAATGCTATCGACGCCACCAAGGGCATCAAGGACACGAAGTTTGATGATAATGTCATCCTGGCAGTACCCTTGCAGGTGTATGAGTCCACCAAATATGAAGGACGCGGCGGCAGCATCTTTGATGGTAAGCTGGACAGCTTTGACGCCTTTGACGAGGCTTGGTCCCAGTGGATGGATGCCCTACGCGCTGGACGAGCCAGGACATATATTCCTGAGTGCCTGATACCGCACGACCCAGCGACCGGGCAGATTATTCGCCCCAATTCTTTTGATAATCAGTATTTTGCCTCTGATAACGACATGTCAGAAAGTGCGGATAACAAGGTCAACGTGGTGCAGCCGGCAATACCCCATGACAGTTATCTTGCATCTTACTGTACAGCTCTGGACCTTTGTCTGCAGGGGGTCATAAGTCCCAGCACTTTGGGCATTGATGTCAAGAAGCTGGATAATGCTGAGGCTCAGCGTGAGAAAGAAAAAGCTACCCTGTATACCCGGAACGCTATCGTGGAGGCGCTGCAGGAAACCCTGCCTGAGCTGGTGGAGGCAACCATCAACGCATATAACTTCCTGCATGGAAAGGCTGCGGAGGAGGTTAAGGCGGACATCTCATTTGGTGAGTATGCAAACCCATCCTTTGAGAGTCAGGTGGAGACTTTGGCCAAGGCCCGGCCCGGCGTCCCCATGATGAGCATTGAGGCCCAGGTAGAAGAGCTGTATGGGGACAGCAAGGATGATGCATGGAAACAAGAGGAGATAGCGCGGCTGAAGGCAGAGCAGGGCATTGCGGAAGTGGAGGAACCCGGAATCAATGAGGCTGCCGGCGGTTTCCAACTGAACATGGAGGGAGGAAAGGCAGATGAAGGTCAAGGTAATGAACCGTCTGTACCAGATGAACCAGAAGGAGTACCAGGGGCTGCTGCAGGTGGCAAGTGAGCAGGTGCCGTTCGGGATATACGCCATTGAAAAGCAGGGATATGCAGAGCTGCGCTGTGATAAGTGTAGCAGCGTCACACAGCTTAAGAGTCTCACACGGCAGTTTAAGGCGCAAGGGTTTAAGGTACATACAAATGGGAGGTGATGTCGTTGACAGAGTACGATATCGGCGGCGCCTTCAAAGCCATAGAGGATGAGCTGATTGCCTCCATGATTCGCAACATGGACCGGCACCGGGCCGAAGAGACCAAAGAAGGCATTGAGTGGTCCATGTGGCAGGCTGAGCAGTTGAAAGCCCTGGAGAAGTACAAGAGGGACAACCAAAAGCGCTTTAAGGGCCGATTCCAGGACCTCAACAAAGAAATGGGAGAGCTGATACGGATATCCAGGCAGCGCGGTAATGTGCAGCAGGAAGTCAAGATACTCGATGCCATCCGGAAAGGTTTTCCTGCTAAGAAAATCAGTCAAGGCGTCACGGCAGAGTTTTTCCGGCTCAATGACCGAAAATTGGAGGCCTTGATTAAGGCAATCACCAATGATATGCAGCAGGCAGAAACAGCCGTCCTTCGCATGGCCAACGACCAGTATCGGAAGGCCATCTTTAATGCCCAGGTATACGCCAATTCCGGCGCTGGAACCTACGAGAAAGCCGTTGATATGGCCACCAAGGACATGCTTTCCCGGGGGCTTAACTGTGTGGAGTATGCCAATGGTGCCCGTCATACCCTGGCGGATTATGCCGACATGGCCATCCGGACGGCATCCAAGCGGGCTTACCTACAGGGCGAGGGGGAGAAAAGGCGGGAATGGGGGATTACCACAGTCATCATGGCTAAGCGCGGCAACCCATGTCCTAAGTGTCTGCCCTTTGTCGGTAAAGTCCTGATTGATGACGTCTGGTCCGGCGGAAAGAAATCCGATGGGCCGTATCCCCTCATGAGTAAGGCCATAGCATCTGGACTGTATCACCCCAGATGCAAGGACAGCCATACAACCTATTTCCCTGGCATCTCCACGGCGGACGATACCTGGACTGAGAAGGAACTGGAGGCGGTCGGTCAGGCCAATAAACAGGAAGCTGAGCAGCAGTATGCAAAGAGGCAGGCGGAGAAGTACGGGCGGCTGGCGGAATATTCTTTGGATAAGGACAATAAAAAGCAGTACAAGTTGAAAAAACAGGAGTGGGATAGGAAGTATGAAGGTGATATATTTGACAGGATTAAAGGTATATTCACTAAGCCAGATTCTGAATTGGTATCCATAAATGAGAACCTTGAAGAAGGGATCCAGAGCAACCCTAATGAAAATGTAAAGAACACCCTTTCAAAGTCATTAAGCAGGGTAGGGTTGAGAAAGTGGGATAAACCGAACTCTCGGTACGATGAAGCGAAAAAGATGGTCATGGTTGGGAGCTCCGCTGACGACAGGACCATTGCGCATGAGTTGTTTCATGAGATAGATGATAGAATCGGAATATCACGAGGTCGGACACTCCTTAATACCCTGGAGGCAGATTCAGAACTGTTAATAAATCGGGCTGCTGGATATGGAAATGATATTGAGAGTATGATACAATCACTTTATCCAGATGAATTTGAAATCACGGAACTGGGGAATAAGGTCATAAAAGAGGAGCATCGAGGATTGTCTGATATCCTGCATGGTTTATCCTACGGTGAGATTGATATGGGATATGGGCATCATAAACCGGGATATTGGGATACACCGCTTAACGTGGAACGCGAGGCGTGGGCCCAGATTGGAAGGTCCCTGTACCAGAACCATCCAAAGGATTTAGAAATGTTAAAGGATTTATTGCCAAGCACGTATGAAAAGGTGTTGAACATTTTGAAGGAGGTGGATTCGTAATGTATTATGGTCCCAAAAGTGAAGAATTGTTAAGGCTTAGGGAGGGGTACATGAAACTATTTGGATATGACCCAAATGGGGATGTCGAGATAGAGATTTCAGACCATGATGAGTATGTGAATCTTCTGAGAAAGTGCTTAACGGAAAAACGAGATATGTTCGATGTGTTGAATATTTAATACCACCAGTCAGTAATGGCCGGTGGTATTTTATTTGTTGCGATATCGCAGCGGAAAGAAGGTGGAGATATGACCCCGGCAGTACAGATTACGGCAATTATATGCCTGACAATTATCATATTGTGTTGGAATGGAAAGAAGAAATGAGTGAAGCACGCAGGATTTCCTGGCGTGTTATTTTTACGCCCAAACACGAGCATGGCTTTAAACTGCTGCGTGGCCAGCGACACTGATGACAATGGATGCAATAAAAATACAGGGTGACACCCTTAAAATGGAGGTATGGATGATGAAACGTATGAACTTACAGTTATTTGCTGAGCCCGCAGGTGGAGCAGAGCCGCCGGCAGGAGGTCAGAATCAGCAGCAGACACAAACTCAAACAGGACAGCAGGCATCCCCGGCAATTGATTATGCTAAAATCCAGCAAATGCTGGAAGGAACTCTGGCCGCTAAGGAGGACACGGCCTTGAAAGCCTACTTCAAGCAGCAGGGGCTCAGCCAGGAAGAAATGGAACAGGCAATTGCCACATTTAAGCAGCAGAAGGCGGCCCAGCAGCCAGATGTAGGCGCAATCCAGCAGCAGCTCACCCAGGCTCAGGCAGTGGCTCAGAAGGCCATGATTGACAGTGCAGCCACCATGGCGGCAGTATCACTGGGGATTGATGCCAAAACAATTCCATATGTCCTTAAGATGGCCGACTTAAGTCAGGTCATGGGGCAGGATGGGAAAATCAACGATGAGGCGCTTAAAGCGGCTCTGGACAAGGTACTTGAGGACGTGCCGGCGCTGAAACCCCAGGCATCAGGCTCCACCGGGTTCATCCAGGTGGGAGCAGCCAGTGGGCAACAGCAGACGCAGGCGACAGACGACGCCCTTAAAAAGGCGTTCGGACTTTAATGAAAGAGAGGATTAAGAAATGGCAGTATATGATTATGCAACAACCTTTACACAGCTGCTCCAGCAGAAGTACGCAAAGGAATTATGCTCTGATGCTTTAACACAGAGTAACCAGCAGGTGAAGTTCATCAATGCCCAGACTATCAAACTTCCAAGGATGGCAGTGACTGGGTATAAGGACCATACCAGGACACCGGGATTCAATGTAGGCACCCTGAGTAATGACTGGGAGGCAAAGAAGCTGGAACACGACAGGGATGTGGAGTTCTGGATTGACCCCATGGACATTGACGAAACAAACCTGACCTTATCCGTGGCAAACATACAGAACACGTTTGAGACTGAACAGGCTATCCCGGAAAAAGATTCCTACCGCTATTCTAAACTTCATGCAGAGCTGACCACCTATTCAGGCCGTATTAGTACCGATGTGATTACGGCAGCCAATTTCTTGGAAGCATTTGACGAGGAAATGGCGAGGATGGACGAGGCCGGTGTTCCGGAGGAGGGGAGGATGCTGTATGTCACCCCAACCATGAATAAGATTGTGAAGGAGGCAGAAGGACTCCAGAGGGTTATGACCGTCGCATCCCCGTCCACAATCAACCGTAAGGTACATAGCTTGGATGATGTGACCATAAAGATGGTTCCGGCAGCCAGGATGAAGACGAAGTATGACTTTACAACCGGCTGTGTAGCTTCTGCTGACGCCAAGCAGATTAACTGGATTCTGATTCACACATCCTGTGTAGTCTGCCGCGACAAATACAGCTACATCAAGCTGTTCACCCCAGGAACGGATTCAAGAACGGCGGACGGATATTTGTATCAGAACCGTTGCTATGGCGACCTGTTCCTTCTGGAAAAGAAGGTGGAGGGATGTGCCATGAACGTAGAGGCAGCCGGAGCGTAAGGAGGTAGTATGAGAGCAGTTAAGGGAAATAAAGAGTACACCATTGATGAAAGCCAGCAGAAGTCCTATCAGGATGCGGGCTTTGATATTGTGGGTGATGACGGCCGGGTGACCGCGTATGGACGCGGGAAGACAGTGCCTTTTGATGAATACATGAAGGCGGTTAAAGAGATTGAGCATCTGCAGAACAAAGCGGCTGAAAGATACACTGAAAACGAAGCTTTGAAAGCAGAGATTGCAGCCCTCCAGGCCCCAAAGCAGGAACCGGCAAAGAAAGCGGAGAGTAAAAAGGCGGGTGAATAACATGCCCTATGAACCCTATGTCACCTATGAGTACTACTGTGATGCATACAAGGGAGATTTAATCCCCATGGACGAGCTGGACAAGGCCCTTAAGCAGGCCAGCCGCCACGTTGATTCCCTGACCTACAACCGTATTGTGGGCCGGGGATTTTCTAATCTGACAGCCTTCCAGCAGGATGTTATCCAAGAAGTGGTCTGCCAGCAGGCGGACTTTGAATGGGAAAATGCGGACGAGATTAACACCATCCTGCAGGGCTACAGCATCAATGGTGTATCGGCACAGTTTGGCAGCAGTTGGAACGTATTTACGGACAAGGGCGTGGCTATGAAGCGTGATGTGTACGCTCTGCTGTCACAGACGGGCCTGTGCTGCCGGTTAGCGAGGTGAACCATGAAATATCCATGCTTAGTTCCAAAACGGCTATGTAAGACAGATATACATGTCCATCTGGAGTCGGAGGACACGGATAACCACGGTCAGCCGGAGAAGGCGCTGGACCTGGAATTGAAATGCAACTTCCAGGACCGGGCCAAGACCATTCTGACCACAGAAAAGAAGCTGGTGCAGATAACAGGTACGGCCTTGTTCCCCGGAGACATTGCCCCGGACTTCCCAACTTTAAGCGGGGGTACCGTTACCATATTCGGGGAAGAACGGAGGATAGAGCAGGGGATGAAGGCCAGAAACCCGGACGGGACGGTGAACTATTGTCAGTTGGAGGTGGTCTGATGCAGGTTAAATCAACTGTGAAGATGAATTTCCCGCGGATTAAACAGCTGACACAGGCGGCAGTGACTGCCTTGGAGATGACAGCGGAGGCACTACACACGGAGGTTGTCCAGGCCCAGGTGATGCCATTTGATACAGGCCACCTGGAGGAGGACAGCTTTTTTGCGGATTACAAAGAATGTGGTCAAGGGAAAGCGACGCTGGTGGTAAACACGCCTTATGCGCGGCGTCTGTATTTTCATCCGGAATACAATTTCCAGACGGATGAGAACCCGTTTGCTGGCGGTGAATGGTACGAACCGTGGTTACCTGGTGGAGTAAGCCGGGATTTTGCCAGGAATGCATTTAAGCGGTTTTACAAGAAAGTAGGTGGTGTATGATGCTGACCTTGGATGACATCCGAGGATACATAGGAGGCCTGGGAATTACGGCTGACAGGAATGTCTATATCGGGAAACTGAACAACAAGAAGGACCATTCCATCGGTGTATATCACCGGCAGGGCAGCGGTCCTCCTGTGATGGCCCTGGGCGGCCATGACTACAGCAGCTACGACATCCGGCGCATTTCCCTGCTGGTCCATTGGGACAGGGACGTACAGGCATCAGAGCGGGCCGCCTATGAGCTGTATGAGAAACTTAAAAACGTATCCAGCCTGTCCATAGGGGATACACCCATTAATTGTATCATCCTCCAGGTACCGGAACCGGTTGACGTGGGATCAGATGAAAAAGGTGTATATGAATATGTGATATGGCTGGATTTTGTGTATCAGAGAAAGTGAGGAATAAGATATGGCAGATGCAGCAGGAAGAGTTTATCCGGTGCATAACAATGTGTTTAAGTTTGGCATAAAAGGCCTCGAAAGCACAGAGGAGAATATGGCTGTACCGTTAGATTTGGAGAATTTCGCTCCGTCCATTGACGGTACCGTAGAGGAATGGTATGCCATGGATGCGAAGGGCTGGGCAAAAGCAGCCATGACAGGAAAGAAGCTGGGATTTTCCTTCAAAGGAAAGAGGTCAGTAGGTGACCCGGCCAATGACTATATTGCCGGCCTGGCCTGGAAGTTCGGACAGGACGTCATGACGAAGTTTGAGTGGACCATGGTATCCGGCGCAAAGCTGGCCTGTGACGTGGTTGTGAATGTGACCACTCCGGGCGGCGGTGATACAACCAACATTGACACCCTGGAATTTGAAGTGACGGGATATGGCGCCCCGACATTTACACCGGCGCCCACACCAGGAGCATAAGGAGGAATAACGAATGGCAAGGAAAGTAGATATCACAGATAAATTGAGTTTTGAAGGGAATCCATCCCTGGTAATCAAGGGAAAGGCCATAGAAGTGAATGCGGATGCCCCGACCATGCTTAAGGTCATGGGACTGATGTCGGCTAATGACCCTGGTGCACAGGAAATCCTGGAGGCCTACGACATGATGTTCCCAGAAAAGTCCAAGAAAGAGATAGAGAGGATGAAACTGGGATTCAATGACTTGATTATTGTAGTGCAGGAAGCGGTCCAGCTCATTTCCGGCATGGAGGAACCTGCCGGGGGAGAGCAGTGACCCGTACTACGATATGTTTGAGGACTGGGACCTGATAGTCTCCAGCTTCCTGTCGCAGTACGGGTTGCGTATACGAACGAAAGAATTTGAAACAGTCTCCTGGGACGAATTCAAGGCACTGATTGCCGGCCTGTCCCCGGAGACGGCATTAGGCCGTGTGGTAGCCATCCGGTCCGAAACGGATAAGGATATCATCAAACATTATACAAAGGACCAGCGCCGGATATATGATGACTGGCGTAACCGGGAAATGAAAGAAATGGATGGGGAAACCTTCGAGAAGGAAATGGCCGGCCTGGAGAAGATGTTTGCGGCTATGTGCGGAGGTGGTTAAGATTGAGAAAGTAAGATGTGTAAGATGTGGACAGACCCTTCTCCTGGCGGAATACGTTAAGGGGGAAATTAAATGTCCCAGATGTAAAACCATAAACAGGTTGGATATAAAAATGACAGAGCCTAGAGCCGCACCAAAGGAGTAGCGAGCCAGAGCCTGCTTTTGAATTAAAAGGCAGGTGATATGTATGGCAGCTGACAGCGTAGGCCAGATTGGCCTTGACCTTGTGGTCAACCAGAATCAATTTAAACAGCAGATGGCCGGAATACAGGGGCTGGCTAAAAAGGCGGGAGCTGCTCTCGCGGCGGCGTTTGCAGTAAAGAAAATCATAGACTTCGGCGCACAGTGTATTGAATTGGGGTCCGACCTGGCGGAAGTCCAGAATGTGGTGGATGTCACGTTCCCACGTATGTCCAAACAGGTGGACGACTTTGCCAAGAACGCCATAACCTCCTTTGGCCTGTCCGAGACCATGGCTAAGAGGTTTACTGGCACCTTCGGCGCAATGGCTAAAGCATTCGGTTTTGGTGAACAGGCAGCCTATGAGATGTCCACGACCTTGACTGGTCTGGCTGGGGACGTGGCGTCCTTCTACAACATTAGCCAGGACGAGGCCTATACAAAGCTGAAATCCGTGTTCACGGGTGAAACAGAGACTCTTAAGGACCTTGGCATTGTCATGACCCAGAGCGCCCTTGACAGCTATGCCCTGGCCAATGGTTATGGTAAGGTAACAGCTAAGATGTCTGAGGCTGAGAAGGTGGCGCTGCGGTATAAATTCGTGCAGGACCAGCTGTCCCTGGCATCCGGGGACTTCATCCGGACGGCGGATGGCTGGGCAAACCAGGTGCGTGTCCTGAAGCTGCAGTTTGACAGCCTTAAAGCCACAATCGGCCAAGGACTCATTAATGTACTGACACCAGTCATCCAGGTAATCAACCGCATCATCAGCAAGCTGATGAGCCTGGCCAATGCCTTCAAGGCATTCACGGAGATGGTAACTGGGAAGAAGGGCGGGGGCGGTGCATCCGCTGCCGCGGCTGGTATGGATGCAATGGCTCAGTCTGCGGATAAGGCAGGAGCAGCTGCAGGAGGAGCCGGCGGGGCTGCCAAAAAGGCCGCTAAGGACATGAAAAGTGTCAGCACAGGCATTGATGAGCTCAATATCATTAATCCTGATGCGGATTCCGGAGGTGGTGGTTCCGGAGTTGGAGCTGATGGTGGGTATTCTGCGGACGAGTTTGATATGGGTGAGCTTGATACCTCGGCCGTAGATGAAATGGATAGTAAATATGCAGGGCTGATTGAGAAAGCCAATCAGCTTAAGAATCTGTTCATGGCAGGGTTCAAAGTTGGATTTGGTGATACCAGTGTCCTGGACGGCATGAAGGAATCCATCCAGAGCATCAAGGACAGCCTGACGGAGATATTCACATCTCCGGAGGTGCAGCAGGCTGCCAATCGGTTTGCCAATATCCTGGCCATCAACCTGGGCAAGATAGCAGGCTCTGTCGCCAGTATAGGAGCATCAATTGCGGATAATCTGTTGGGCGGAATCAGTCTGTTTTTACAGCAGAATAAAGACCGTATAAAGGAATATATCGTTGCCATGTTTGACATCGGCTCACGTATTGCTGAAATAAAAGGTAAAGTAGCAAAAGCGTGGTCAACGATTTTTTCGTCCCTTCGCAGTGACAGTGCAAAGCAGATTAATGCCGATATTATTGGGATATTTTCAGAAGCCTTCATGGGCGGAACGGAACTAGCAGGGACTTTTGCGGTGGATGTATTGGATACAATCACGGCTCCCTTCGTAGAAAATGCGGATTATATCAAGACAACCCTGGAGGATACATTCAGCGCTGTCGAACCTGTCTTTTCTACAATCAAAGATTTGGCTGCAGAAACTTTTGAAAAGTTAGGTACCGCATATGATGAGCATGTAGCCCCCATGCTGGCAACTTTCAAACAAGGGTTTACGGAAATTGGTACTTTGTGGCTTAATCTGTATAATACCCATATCCTTCCGGTATTACAGAATTTGTCTATCCGATTTGTGGAATTTAAAGACCAGTATCTTAGCCCGCTGATTGATAAATTCATGGAGTTCGGCAGCAAGGTGGCCGATGCAGTTACCAAATTGTGGACCGGAGCTCTACAGCCATTCATTGAATGGTTTATGTCCAATGTGGCACCGGTCATAGCTTCATGCCTACAAGCCGCCATTGATACATTCTTTGGTTTCTGGGAATCCGTTTCGGGTATCATAGAAGGATTGCTCACAGCACTTGGCGGTGTAATTGACTTCGTTGTTGGCGTGTTTACTGGTGACTGGAGTCTTGCCTGGGAAGGAATCAAGGAAATATTCACCGGTATTTGGGAGGCATTAAAAGAGCTCGTTTCTGGTGCAGTAACATTCATTCAAAATGTTGTTAACCTGGCGTGGACTGCTATATCTGGAGCAACCAGTACCATCTGGAACGGAATTAAAGCATTTTTGAATACTCTTTGGAACTGGCTTAAGTCTTTGGCCAACACATTGTTCAATGCTATCAAGACATCTATCAGTACAGCCTGGGAGAATGTCAAGAGTAAGACATTAGAAATATGGGAGTCCATTAAGGAATTCGTATCAAATCTGTGGGACACAATCAAGACGGCAGTGGATGAGAAATTCACGGCCATGAAAGACGCGATTGCTGGCGTCTGGGATACGGTAAAGGAAAAAACGAAAGAAACATGGGACGGCATCTGGGCAGATATAAAAGGTATCATCAACATGATTATTGACGGTGTGGAGAACATGGCCAACAGGGTAATTGATGCAATTAATGCCATGATAGACGCCGTAAATGAGGTTGCGGATAAGGTACCGGGCATTGGCGCTGATTTTATCCCGAATATACCAAACATCCACCTCCCACGTCTGGCCCAGGGCGGTTTTGTCCGTGCCAACACCCCGCAATTGGCCATGATAGGTGATAACCGGCACCATGGTGAAATTGTGGCTCCTGAGGATAAGATGCAGGACATGGTCGACCGGGCAGTGGCCCTGGCATCCCAGCAGAGCAGCAATAACATGAGCGATTACTATTTGGAGATAATGGTACAACTGCTCAGGAATATCATTGACCTGATTGAGCGGATGGATCTGACGGTCAACATCGATATCCGTGAAATCAAGCAGAAACTGGTGGAACTGGACAAGCGCAACGGATATACGCTGCGTACAACATAAGGAGGTGGCCGGAGTGCCTATTTATATTAATGGACATGAATATCCAAACTATGACCGGGGTCCAGGCCTAACTATTGCTACGAACGTGAACCAGGGCAAGAACGCCCTGGGGGAATTCGTAGGGCAGCGCGTGGGCCGTGACCAGGATAAGATTGACGGCCTGCAGTGGTCCTATCTGGATGCGGCGACCTGGAGCAGCATCTTGAAAGAGTTTGAGGAGTTTGTGGTGACGGTCAAGTTTCCGGACATGAAAAACAACTGCTGGAAAACAGAGAGGATGTATCCGGGGAACCGGACGGCCAAGATAGACGAGATAGGTCCGGATGGGCTGCCCACCATGTATAAAGACTGTAAGGTGAA